CTTGCGGCTTCGCTGGGCCAGCGGATGGCATCGCTGCCGTGAACATTCGCGGCAGGGCTGAAGTCATGCAGCCGCACGCGGGGTAGCGCATGCTACACCTGCAAGCCCACGGCTTTAGCCGTGTGGTTCATGACCGTCCTTTCCTTGAACTTTTTCACGAATGTCTCTGCCTCCGCGACCGTCATCTCGGCGGGAGCATCAAAAAAGGCGGCAATCGCTTCCGTTCGGTTCAAGCCGAACTTTTGCTGTGCCACCTTCATGATCTGGTCCTTCGCGTACTTTACTTCTTGCTGACCGGCATCGTTGTCAGTTCCTTGTTTACGGGCCACTTCGTCCCCCTCCTTTCTTCAATGTCGGGTCAAACCGTGTATGAATGACCTCCAACGGATCGTACACTACCGGCGTGTAAGGCAGGTCAACCAGATACTTCAGTTCTATGGACTGGTCAAAGCCGTCCGGCTTGCTAAACGACAAGCGGCACTCCCGCATGTACCCAACTTGCACGCGGTCCGTGTTGTATAGCGGCAACGTCCATCGTCTATCAGCGAGGTCTTGCCGTACCAGGAAGGCCATCTGTTTTAGCTGCTCCGCGTTTTCGGCCAACAGGGTAAGGCTTATCGTCCCTTTTTCCCGGTAGACGTCCGGCCGCCGCGGCTCCGGGATGCGCAAAGGCTCCTCCACGAACCACATGGGACGAGTAAAATCCTTGGGAACACGGAGGATTTCCGTCTGGATGCCGGTCAACGCGTAAAGCCAATGACGCACAGAGAGAACATCATCGCCCATCCGGGAACAACCTCCTCGCCAGCTCGTCCAGTTCTTCTTTGACCAGTTCGTCCATGATCGACTCTACCTCTGCTTCCGATCGTGCCAGATAGTGGACTCCAGGGATCCGTCGGCCTTTCAAAACCATGCCGGTGGGATGCCCCGGGGCATAAACAAATTTTTCATCGTCCCAGTAACCAGGTACGAACTGCCCTTTTCGTTGGGTAAACCCTTCTTCCACGTACCGGGCGTACTCCAAGGCAGTGCCGACGGTGATTTCTGCTTTCGTTCCCCGCAAGACTAGGTCGAAAATGTTATCTCTGTTGCCGATCATGAGCGACTGTCGCAGTACACCATCCCGGACCGGCGCGCGATCTTGCGCCCCGCGAAGAATTTGAAAGCCAGCTTTTCGGGCAACGCGGTCCATGGCAGCCTGCACTTCTCTTTTGGCTTGCTTTTTCAGGTGCCGGTATTGGCGTTCCAAGTCCTTTTTATTGACGCGGGCCATTAGATTTCAGGCTCCTCTCCGGTAGTTGCGTCAATGAGACTGATGACAACCTCATAGTGATGCAAGCCGGCCGATCCATACACGGGATACGGAAGGCCAACTTCATACAGATTTCCGGCAAACTCGGGTTGTTCAATCTGGACGTGCATACCCGGCTTCAGTCCGGGGTAAAGGGTGTGCATCAGGAAGTCCTGAGACGTCGCCTGACGCCCGGTGAGCTGCTGAATGCGACCGGGGGAGCCAGATACCCTGCAGGGAACGTTCTGGGCCACAGGGAGCCATTCTGGGCGGTCTTTTCCTCCGGTGAAGGTGTCAACATCCCCCTGCATATCCAAAAGGGTAAAAGAGTGGCACAGAAGCCGTTTGTATTCGGTCAGATCATCCACATCTTTTGCCCCCTGTTCTTGCGGTATTTGTTCAGAATCTCCTCAACCTTGGGATCGTTGTTGACGTAGGTGATGGACTCCTGATAGTCCCCCTGCTTGACGCTGGTCACCCGTCTGTCCTGTGCCATGTCCTTGGCGATCATCGCGGCGGCCAGTTTCAATTCGTCGGGGACAGGATCGGGAATCGTCACCTGTCCCTCGACATACACATTTGCGCGGAGAACAACCGCGCTCAGACGTTCGGCATCCCATGTGCTGAATTCGGGGTAAAACCCGATCAGTTCACTACTTGTCAGAATCGCCATCCGGTTTCACCGGCTCTTGTGCAGCCACGTCGCCCGCAGGGTCATCCTCCACCTTGTAACCGTGTTGGGAGTAGATGACCTCAAACGATTTCCGCGACACTTTCAGCTTTTCTTTTCCCTTGCTGATCACCAGAATGTCATTTGGTTTCATATGGTTAACCTCCCCTCAAATTGATTACGTGCCTTACGGGGTATAGCCGGCCGGGCGGAGTACACCGAACGCGTTTTCCTTGACGACCAGGAATGCCACTTGGAAAGTCGCTTTCAGTGCTACCATGTCCTGCTCAGCAAGAGAAAGAGGCTTCCCGTCTGCAGCGGAAATCGTGTGCAGGGTAGCCTCTTTCAGGATTTCGTATTCGATTTGCTGCAGGATGCCGATCCGTGCCTTTTTGAAGTCGCCAGCAATGAGATCGGCCTTCGTTTTGTCCCAGGCGCCGTTTCGGCAGTATTCGATTGGCAAGGAGTACAAGGTATCCTCGGACACTCCTTCCCGAACCGTCGTCAAGTACAAGGGGTCGCCTTGGCTATTCTTCAGGCCACGAAGCGCCGACTTCAAGCCGAAGTGAGCGGCAAACGCGCGTGGTTCTTGGTCATCCGCCTCGATGAGAGCCATGACGCTATTCACGTCGTCCGCAAGGTTTTGGCCGGAAACGGAACCACGGGTGAACGAATTACCGGCGTTCGCAGCAGCAGACAGGATATTCGTCGTAAACGGCGAGTCAATCCCCATAAACGCCGCAGCATCCAACTTTGTGTAGAAAGCCTCGGCAATGTACGGCTTGAGCTCTTCGAAGACATCCACCCGAGACCGGTTCAGAGCCTCCTTGGTCAACGGTACGATGACGCCAAGTTTCTTCGCCGTCATGGTTACTTGGGTCCAGGTAGCTTTCGAGGTCTTGATACGCTCGCCCTCGCCAACCCAGTAAGCGCCAGGTCCATCGAGCAGGACCGGAATCTTCTTCGTCGCTGTTTCCATCGGCACCAGTTCTGCGAGCTTCATAATGGCCGATCCGCGGACAACGTCCCTGATGATCTCGCTTGCTGTTTCTTCCGGAATCAAACCAGTCAATTCGGTGCTAAGCGTGGCTCCTTCACCGTTAAATCTTTGCAAATCAAACGAAAAAGCTGCAGCCGCTGTCGGTGCCATTACCTTCATTGCATTCATTTTCAACATGAGATCGTTCCTCCTTTAGATACGCTGCAATTTACGCAGGTCTGAGATATTCGGAATCGTAGACTTTTGGTTGACCGGTGGTTTTGCGGCGGGGGTGCTGCCGCGCGGGACCCCATCGCTTTTCAACCAAGGCTTTGCCGTGATCAGTTCGGTAACATGCTTGTCGATGTTCTTGATTTTGCCCCCGTCCGTTACCTCTACCTTTGCCAGATCGGCCAGGCGGATCGCATCAGACAGCTTGTCCGGGTCGACTCCCTGCTTAATTGCTTCGACGATAAAGGCATTTTCCACGCGAAGGGATTGAATCGTGGTGTTGGCTGTCTTCAATTCGGTTTCCCGTTCGGCAAGCTTTTGCTCAGCGGTCTTCTCTGCCTCCTGACGCTGCTTGTGGGAATCTACAATCGCTTTCAGATCGTCGGCCTTTTCAATGCCCAGACCTTTCAGGAAATCGCTCACGGCACCCTGCAGGGCCGACTCATATTCTTGCTGTGATGCGAATGACACTGCCGGCTTATTTCCTTCCCCGCCTTTATCGCCTCCGCCATTTGCCTGACTGCCTGCTCCATTGGCACCAGCAACTCCGGCGGCGCCACCATTTCCACCGCTCCCGGCCTGACCGCCTCCATTTGCACCTTCACCTCCTCCTGCAGCAGCACCGCCGCCATCGTTAAACAGTTGCATGTTAATCCGATTGATCCGGTTAAACTTCTTCATGACTGTTTTCTCCCTCCTCAGAAATGATTTCTAACGAAACATGATTGGGATACTGCTCCGCGACCGCCTGAATGCCCAGCAGCGCGGTTTGCATGATCGTAGAGATGGCCGCGCAGACGATGTCCTTGCCGTGCTCGGCATATCCCGCGTGCCCGTCTGCGTGTATTTGCATCTCCCCACTTTTCATGCGAGCCTGAATCTTGATCACATCGACCTCGCCTCCTTTCAGGGCAATAAAAAAACACCTCGCAATGCGGGTGATGTTACGGTGATATCCTTTTTGCCTTCGCCCACTCCTCGTATGTGCGCGCCGGCGTGTAGCCGCGCTCTTCCCTACCGATCCGATAAGAGCGCTCGCGCTCCAATCGCTCCAGCACTTTCGACTTGATCACTGGCCGCCAGTACGAGCGACAATTCGGATGATTGGGGATGCGCTCCCCTTCTCTCCCCGGGTTATCCGGCGTGTCGTAATCGAGTGGGTACAGTTTCCCGTCTGCTTTTCGGCACTGGGATGATGTTCTTTTGTCCAACGTTGCGCAAAACTCTTTCTCGCTGATGATGTCAGCGTTCGCCTGGTAAGCCGTCGTCTGCCCTTGCGCTGCCGCTCGGTTCAGTTCCGTACGTGCCAGCCGCAGAGCACTGGACCAGCTCTCGGATGTGCGAAGTGTGATCTCTTTCGCTGTTCTGGAAACTCCCCAACCCTGTACGGCAGCCTGCGTAATCACGTCTTCCATCGCAGCAGCCAGCAGGTCAGTGCGCATTCGAATCCGTTTTGAAAAATGCCGGCCTTCCCACGGCCTTTCGACGGCCGCCAGAATCATCCCAGGATTGATTTGGGGGATAGTGACACCGACTTGAAAGTCTTGCTCAATAAAATACAGGTGATGGAGAATGCTTCGCTTATATTCGTCTCCCCACGCCTGCCGCAACTCTTGCTCTTCTTCCTGCCCAAGTTCTTTCAAAATGGTGCGGATGCTCCCCAAGATCAAATCAAGCCGAGAAGCATTGTAGATCAGCGAAACCAGCTCTTCGCCGCTTTCGGCAAAGCGTGCATACAGATCGTTGATCTCAGCGAGAATGCGGGCATTCGACCGGTTGAAAAGCCCGCGGAGTTTCTTTCCGTGTTTCATGATCCGCTGTTCCAGTTCTTCTTGGTAGCGCTCTTCTCGGCTCATGCGGCATCACCCGGCGGATCGCTTCCGCCCTCTTCAACCTGCTTGTCCTCTTCGGCCGTTTCAATCGCGTATGGGTCAAGCAACGCCATTCTGCGCTGCGCCTCTTCGTCTTGTTCAGCCAGCAGCTTATCGCGGGAGGCTTTCGGGTCATCAACGAATGGCAGCAGTGCCAAGCGTTCCTCATGCGACAACTGGCCAACGAGCTTGGTGACAATATCGACCATTTCGACCAGATTGACCGGCATGTTTTTGCTGAACTTAATATCTACGGCTTGATAATCCCACTGTTTGCGGTACTTCGCGTTGAGCATACCTGTCAGGATACGGATACGGTTTCGTAGCCCGCGCCCGTAGTTTCGCATCTTGATGCCGGCCTTGATGTCGGCGTGGTAGAAAATGATCTTGAGCGCGATTCCGGATGGCGCCGTCCCCACCTGGTCAGGTCGAAGATGAGGCGTTCCCGATTGATCCAGAAGCGATTCAATCAGGCGGTTGATGGTGTTTTCCTCGTGCTGGTCTTGTAGGTCCCATGTAACGGGAACTGCCTTTTTCCCGACGAGAATCTGCGAAGTAGACCACTGCTTAGCGAGATACTGCTTTTTCTTCTCCACATCCGTGATCAGGTTGCCTTCCTGGTCATAGAGCAATAGCTCGTCCAGATCCAAGTCTTCAAAAATGACCTTCGGGTTTTTGAAATACTCCTGGACATCGACCTTGCCACTCACGGCCTGGTTGATGGCGTCCATGAGGTGCTTCAAGTCTCCGAGATCGCCCATCCCCTCGATCATGCCGTCGTCCCGATACTGTTGGTGTTTCCGGCTCCGATTCACGAAGTGCGTCCAGGGTACGACGGGTTTCTGCTGCATCTTCCCGTCCTGGTCCTTCATCAGAACGGTAACGTTATGAGCGACGGGATTTTGCTCCCTACTGGTATCAAGGACAAGATTCTGCCCCTCTTGAACCAGATAGGTGATCTCGTTTTCGTCGTACACTTCGACGATGAGCTTCTTCTGATTCCGATCGGCGTCGGTCAAGTAGTAGTACCGAATGACCGCGATCAGCTTGGCCTTTACCGTGGTGTCATACACCGCGATGCATTCATCGGCTGTAAACTCCGCCATGCAAATCTGGCCGTCTTCATCAAAGTAGTAATACTCGAACACCTCGCCGTCGATTGATCCGTCCTCCACAATGTCGTAGGTTAGGCTCTCCTCGTCGTTGTCGACCAAGACGGCCAGAAGCAACTTCAAGTACTCGTCAACCTCTTCCCCCGCCTCGTTGGCCGTGTACCGAACCGGGTTGCTGACGATGTACGACGTCCCAAAATCGATGATTTTCCGAGCGAAGTTGAGGACGATCTTGTTGTTGGGTTTTCCCTTCTCCTCTGGCTTTCGCAGGATGTCCTGATCGCCATCGACGTAGCGACGCATGACGGTATAGTCACGGGTTTGGTGCTTCTTGATGAGGTCCATTACCCAGCGCCAGGAATTCAGTTCCTTGTTCCGCTGATAAAACTCCTCCAGCAGCATGGTCTGCACTTTTTTTCACCCCCTTTTTCGGGTCCCGATAACATGTATTATGTTAACTAGACTTCCAATCCCGATTTTCCGCCAAATTCGGCCGTTTTCTGCGATTATGCCTTAATGCTAAGAGCCAAAATGTCCACCACCGGGAGACAAAACGACATTTTCGGGTCAAAAACACGATCTCCCGTTTTCTCTGGATTTCTCCGTTTTTCTTAGGCTGCTTTGTCAGCGATTTTCCACGGGATGACCTTAAACCGCGCGATCAACAGTTGGTGGAAGGTCTTGCTGTTCCACACCAGATAACGCAGAGCGTCCATCGCGTGATCGTTTTCCTTGAGTGGAATCTCTGCTTTGTCGCCTGTAGCGTCTTCCGGGTACCGGTAGTTTGTCAGCTCTTGGATCACGTCTTTCAAGTGGTCGCTAATAAAAATGTTCGGCCGCCCATTGTCGGACTTGACCGTGAACAGCGTTGACACGGCGCGAATCCCCTGTTTCAGATGCTTCTTGGCTGGCCTGGCCGGCAACCCGTTCGTCTGATACGTCTTGATGTTGCTCGGGTCCTCTTCATCACACCAGAACATCCTGATCTTCCATTTTTTCATCAGTTCCTTGTCCTGGGCCACCCAGCAGTTCGGGTCCCCTGGAATGAGAATCTCCATTTGCGGTTTGTAGATCGCATCCACAATCCACAGTTCCCCGTTTGATGTCATGGCGCCAACCAGTGTGACGCCGGGATTGGTGAAGCCCCAGTCCTTGCCTGCCTCCACATGAACGAAATGACCGTCGCGGAACTTTTGCTCACACAACTCGCGCGGCACCACGTGAATGGAACGGTCAAACTCCTCGTAAACCTGCCCGAAAAACACATCGAACCGGGCGAAAATCTCCCGGTCGACGTAACGCTTTGGCATCGTCTCAATCATACGCTGGATGTTCTTTTGCAACTCCGGCAGCGGATTGTCCTTGCTGGTCCAGTAGAAATTCCGCCATTCAGGATCGTTGCGATACTCGTCAGGTTGACCGCCTGCTGGCGTATGTTGGCCGTTGAGAACGATGTCGTGGTAGAACCAGTTCATGCCCTCTGGAGTGGTCGTCCAAATCGACCAACCACCTTTATCAGCAAGCGCGTAGGACAGGTAACCGGACCATGTTTCCGGCTTCATCTTGGAGGCCTCGTCAAGCCATACGCCATCCAATCCTTTACCGACAAGTGTCTTGGGCCTGTCTGCCGATTTGAATTGAATCAGGATGTAGCCTTTCAGCCAGATTCGGTTTTTGGAAGCATCCCAACTCTCAATCATCTCTTCAGGGATGACAGAAGCCAGTTCCTCCTGTTGGATCTCGGACATGGCGTAGGTCGGCGATACGCACCAGTATTCCAATCGGGGTTTTGGCTTTTTCATGACCTTGAGGTTTCGTGGCGGCTTATAGGGCAGTCCCTTCCCCTTCTCAATGTCGGCCAGGATGTTATCGAAAAACTTCCGGGCGCCCACATTCGTTTTGCCTCCGCGCCGGCCACAGTTCATGACCACGTTCCGGACCGAGCATTCCATGACCTCAATTTGTTTCGCGTGAGGTGTCCAATCCGCGAAAGGGTCAACCATCAGACTTGTCACGCGACCACCTCCGAACGATGATCTCTTTCTCGGGACCACCGCCACTATTGAGCAACTGCGCCTTGAGGTGAATGGCTTTCAGCTTTTTGTCCTGTACTCTCGTCAGGGCTTCTTCCAGCGCAAGAATGTCCTCAATGGCCCGGTATTCGGTCTCCTCGATCTCGGTGGTGACCAGCTCGTCCCGGGTGCGAATGAACGTCTTCGTTTCCCCGGACTTCTCATCATGAACCTGGACCGGCTCCTTTATCGTTTTTCTCTCCTGTAGGACACGCCGCTGCTTTTCGGTTAACCCTTCCGTCAGCCTCCGAATCCGCAGCATCATTTCACGCTCACGCCAGGCGAGCAAGCGGATTTCGTCGTCGGCCTGCTGGATGGGATCCAGATCGATCCGGTTCAGCACTTCGGCCTGCTCAGGAGTGAGAGCGTCCATCCAGATGGACTGATATTCTCCTGTTTTGACGGCGTTGGTGTTGCGTTTCATCTTCTCCGGGGGAGCGCCACCACCAGCACCGTGGTAGTGGCATACGTCGTACCCTGGCTTGGCCCAGTTCTTACACTGTTCGCCGGTTTGCTTGCTCCTTGCTTTGCATCGCTTTTTCTCAGGATTCCGTGCCATCTACATGACCACCACCTCACCAGTCCATGAGGTTTGTTTTAGAATTCATCCTTCTGCAATTCAATGTCCAACTCTATCAGCTTCTTCAGGTCATCGACCGTTTTTATCTCGATGTGGCCAGATTGAAAGTCCTTCACCCATTTTGCAATAGCAGCCTGAACGACTTTTCGATACTTGGCCTTGGATTCCAAAATCCCCTCTATTACTTCGACTTCATGCTGCAGCAGAAGGTCCTCAGCATCATGACGAGAACGTTTGTTTCTATTTTTCATTGAGACACCCTCGGCTTTCCGGTAAAATGGAAAACGAGATAGCGAGTAGGGGAATCTGCGGCCGCAGGGTTTCGCTATCTCAGCCGGGGGTGTCCCGGGTGCATAGGGGGACGTTGCAGCGTCCTCCTTTTGCTTTTTATGCGGCTTCTTGCTGTCTGCTGACAAGCACCGGTTCGATACCGGTCGCCTCATAGAAACGCCGCTTAATGACGTCGCAGAATTTCGGGTCCAGCTCCATGGTCCTGCAGATGCGTCCCATCTGCTCGCAGGTCATGAGGGTGGAGCCGCTACCACCGAACAGATCAACGACGACGTCGCCCTTCTGGCTGCTGTTCCCGATCGGAATGGCCAACAGATCAAGCGGCTTCTGTGTCGGATGAACATACTTGCTCACGTCACCGCGGGATACTTCCCACACCGTTTCCGGCTCCCGTTGTTCCCCGGGGAGTCCTGCCCGCCAAACCGTCGTCTGCTTCCGATCACCGTACCATGCAGGTGCCTTCCCTTTCAGATGAGCGTAGAACACCGGCTCATGCTTGTATTTGTACTGCGCAAAACCAAAGCTGGCCGCGTTCTTCACCCAAATGCACTGAGTCCGAACGACGATACCAGCTTTATTCATGGCGTTCTCAAATTCTCGCTGGTAGAGGGAAGGATGAAAAACGTAGATGGCCGCTTTCGGGTCCATGATGGCCGAGTAGTTGGCAAACACGGCGTCCAGGAAAGCGACGAACTGTTCCAGCGGCATGTCGTCATTGAGGATACTCTCTCTCCCATCCGCAGCCAACTCAGCCGAGTCACTTTCAAACGCGACATTGTAAGGCGGGTCGGTCACGACCAGCGCTGCCTTCTGCCCGTCCATCAGCCGAAGTACATCCTGTTTGTTTGTAGAATCTCCGCACATGAGAACATGCCTGCCAAGCCGCCAAACGTCCCCGTACCTGGTCTCCGGTTCCTTGATCTCGTCCAGAGCCTTCTCGACGTCGAATCCATCATCCTGGACTGGTTCCTCCACTTCGATGTTCTGGTACTCAGAAAGCAGCTCCATGACTTCCTCTTGGTCGAAACCGGTAAGCGTGACGTCCAGATCGCTCTCCTGCAGCTCAGCCAGCACCTGGGCCAGCTTCTCCTCGTCCCAATCGCCTCTTATTTTGTTCAGGGCAAGGTTCAGAGCCATCTCCCTGGTTTCATCAAGGTCGACAACAGAAACCTCTACCTCGGTGGCTCCCTGCTCGTTGACGAGGATTTTTAAACGCTGATGACCGCCTACGAGGTTCCCTGTCCGTTCGTTCCAGACGAGTGGTTCGACGTAGCCAAAATCCTCGATCGACCGTTTCAGCTTTTCGTAATCGGGATCGTCCGGCTGCAGGTCAATCCGTGGATTGTACGGCGCCGGGTTGATCATCGAAACAGGGATTTTTCGTATATCCATGCTGTTTTCTCCCCTCCGTGGCGATAGATATAAGAATAAAGAATATTGCCAGCCCCAAAACGGCTGAATCCCTTGCCCCGCAAGGCTTGAAGGCCATTTTTTGAGCGCTACGAGCGTATCACTTTTTCACCTGAAAAGTATACGTTTCGTATCACTGCTAAAAACGGGGTTGAGCCTTAGAGCCACAAGGTTTCGCGGCCTCTTGGTTTCTGGCAACCCCCTATTCAGAATTCGGGTCTTCGCCGGCTTCTGTGATCTCCTGCCTGAACAACTGCAGCAGGCTGGTCTCTGCCTCCTTCCCATTGAGGGAATACAGTGGGTTGATTGCCAACGCCGTCCTACCGGCAATGTCGGTCCACCGGAGAATTCGCTGCTCGATGAACGTCCTGACGATCTTCCGCGCCTGGGAATATGAACAGTCAGCAATTCTGGACAGCTCCTTGATCGTGAGCGGCACGCCTTTCCGGCCGCGCTCGTTGTCCCCCAGCAGGAGATTGGTTCTCTCACTGGCGTACGGCGCGATCTTCAACAAAAAGCCAGCCTCGGCGAGCGACAGCTTTCTGAGCCGTCTCTTTGCCTTCTGGCTGGCTTTGATCTTCACGAATTTTGCGCTGCGGCCGGCAGGCCGGAACACTTTGACGATCTCGTCCGGGCGCCGGAGGATTTGTTCCTCGTAGAAAACTTCCCCGGTGTCCGGGTCGACGAATTGGCGCACTACACGTCACCCACCTCCAAAAAGAAAAAACACCGCGTGGGTGCTTAGCAATTACATACTAAGTTTTTGATAATACAACGGTGTAATGGTAGGCAGACCATATTTTACAAAAAAGAAAAAACAAGCAAACCCTGTAGCACCGATAAGAAGAGATAGAGTCCTACCCTTTATTCTAAAAATAAACCGAAAAACAACTGTGCATATGACTAAAGGAGTAACAAAATAAAATAATATTACTTCAAGTAATGCGGAACTTCCAGCAGCAAAAATGCGATGAAGAAAATCAAATGACCCTTGCTGCATGATTAACCCTCCTCTTGTGCTGAAAAATGAACGACTGCCGAAGAGACAGTCGCTCATTATTGATTTGTTTACTCCAGGTCTTGAATGAGGCTAAAGCGTCTCAGTTCAGCACGTCGTTGGTAAACTTCACGAGCGATTGTGTCAATCGCGCTGATTACCTGGGTATGTCTGTCGATTCCCCGGATTCTAAACTTTTTGAAGTCAGTACGAGACATGTTTTCTTGTCCGTCTTCTTTCCAGTAGTTCAGTTCCGTAATTTCTTTCCGGGGTAAATTAAGAAGGGAGATTGCAATCGGTGATTCTCTAAGATCTCCATTTCCGCCTCTTCCGGGTGCTTTTAGCACGATCTCATGCATATTGCTCTCATCAGAGTTCCAACCTTCGATCCAATGTTTGTTCAATTCATCGTCTTCGAAGATTTCTGCATCATCAGGAAGAAATCTTCCTGTATCAAACAGTTTAACTCTGAGAAGGGTAATACGATTATTATTAAAAATCTCGATGAAGTCATCGTCCGTTACATCACGATGAGTAACCAGATAGTTGAATGGAGAACGATAGACCTCTTCAAACGCAGAATTGACCAGCAAACCAAGTCTTGTCATGCTTTGATGTCTATCCAAGTTGCTAGGAGGATAGTCTCGATGCTGAACGATCATTCGTTTTTCCTGTAGATCAATCGCAAACATTGTGTTTAAATATGGGGCGACATCAGGGACAAAGGTGTTTCTGTCATCATCAACTGAGTTAATGTCCGGGGCATGCTCTTCACTCAAACACCCTGTTATGATGTTTTCATCGAAGCTAATCTCACTCGTGATGCAGTAATTAAACCCAAACTCACCTGGCACCTTGGACAAATTTCTCAACAATTCGTAGAACTCTGCCCCACGGGCTGTCAAGTCTCCTGCATAGGTAAGCTGGTAAACCCTGAAGTCCATGTGCATAAAAAGGCCTATCTCCTTCCTAAGTAAGATAGGCAAATTGTATCAAATATTTACAATATTGTCCAACTTTCGACACGCTTAATAGGACACAACGTCTTCTGCATCAATCCAGAATTCCATCCCGTCATTTGTCTCCACCCGGAGATCAACACCTTCAGGGCTAGTCTTAATGTCTTTAATAGTGCCTACTTTTCCATAGATGTCAGGATTGCTAGAAGAAATGATTTCAACCATGTCATTCACAGCCATTGGAAACTCCCCTTTCAAATGATTGAACGAGTTATTATTCTTCATTTAGGATCAAACTCCTTTCTGTCCAGAAAAATTTAACAGAATCTGCTAATTAGCTTGTCCATATGTGGGGTTACCATTCACCATCGCTAAATCTTATGTTCTCCCTTATCCCAATAGTACCGGTAGCAGACCCCCACTTCCTTCGGCAGGGTCATCCGCCACGATCCAATCCGAGATCCTGCGATTCGCGCAATAATCGAAAATCCCGCCCCGTTGCCGAGGCGGTAACTGAAGGGGTTCTCGCGAAAGAAAAAGCTCCTTTCACTTATATGTGGCATTCGCACGACAAAAAACAGCCTCATCCAACAAGGAAGAGGCTGTTCATCACTCGTTCCGATATTTTTTGTTGCGCGCGCTTGATGTGAGTGTCGACGCTGCTCTTTGTAATGCCAAGCATATTCGCAATTTGTGAATGAGTGAAGCATTCTCCATGCGCAAGCACATAGCACTCGCGTTCCCTCTCGCTCAGTACGCACAGCGCGTCCTCAATCTGATGTCGCTGCCACTCCGTCAAGTTCGCCGGACTGCCGGCCGTGCTACGAGCGACAAACGCTTGCATCCGAACCGGGTCCATTAGCCGTTCCCGCTGATAAGCCGCCTGCCGCTCAATTCCCCGTCGGTTTCCCGGACGCCGGCCGGTCTCCAGCCACTCGATCACATACTCCACGTCGCTGATCATTTCCGACAGGAGTTGTCTCTCAGTAATCGCCTGGTTATCCAGTACCTTCTCGCCTTCTCTGCGGGCCTCGTATGCCCGTTTTAACTGTCTACGTGTCTCTTTATACTCCTTCAGCAAATCCTGCATGAGAACCCCTCCTCAATGCGTCTATTTGCGTCTGTTACCCCGATCTTTGAGGAACCGCCGCGGCCCGACGTCCCCCATTAGTCGTCGCACCTCGTCGAACGTCAACACTTCTGCAGGCTTCCCGCGTGCCCGCGGCGGCTGTTCCCGCAGCCGTTCCTTTGCACGCTCCAGGTGCTCAGCAAAACTGATCGGCTCTTTCTCTTTCCTCTGCTTGTACTCCAAAATGTCCCTGACCTTTGCCACGGCTTATCCTCCTTTTTCCGGCAAAATAAAAGAGGACGCCAGAACACACCCGTTGTAGGTGTGAATCTGACGCCCTCCCGTATCTCGGTATCAGGCTTTGGTATAATCAACTACGAAACTTTTCTGGATTTTTGACTCTTATGGATATGACCTCTCCACAGTTCAAACAAAACGTATAAACTTTTGGAGATCCAAACGACATTTTTTTGTCAGTTGGCTTTATAGGCATGAAATCATCGCCTTCTGCGAACTCCGAACCATTGCAATTCGGGCATCTTCTTTGCTCAGTCAAAAACACATCAGCTCCATCAGGATTAAGGTATGACTAGAACAACTCACTTTCCCGGTAATCCACCTTGGCAATCTTTCCCTGACTTGATTTTACCACGGTTTCGCCGTGCTCTACCAGTGGGACCATCTTGGCTTTCCCTTGTTTCGGATCCACCAGGATCATGGCCGGCTCTTTTCCCACTGGGACCGTGATCGTCATGGTCTTTATATC